ATAAAGATATTCATCATGTTTTTAACTTAGGAGGTAAATAATGAGTACTCCTAGTGTATATCCAAATATAGAAAATATATCTCCTAATAGATGTATTCCTTACTACTTGATGAGTAGTTACTTATATTATGAAAGAAATGATAACGTTCTTACAGATATCGATTATGATAAACTTTGTAAAAGAATAATTAAAGAGTGGGATAATATTACTCATGTTCACAAACCATTTGTAGATAAAGAAATGTTAGAAGCTGGTACTGGTTATAAGGTAGAATATACTAATATGGTAGTAGGTGCAGCTAATGCTTGGCTTAAGAGCTGGGAACAAGAAATAAAGAATAAATAAGACATGTTGAATTTTAAAGAATATCTTATTGAACGAGCAGGAAAAGGATTAACAATCTTTGATATAGATGAGACTATGTTTAAGACTAAAGCTCAAGTTCATGTAGTAAAAGACGGTAAAGTCATAAAGAAATTAGATAATCAAGAATTTAACAAATATAGATTAAAAAGAGGTGAAGACTTTGATTTTGGTGAGTTTACTAATGCTAAGATATTCAATGAGACTTCAACTCCTATTGCTAAGATGATTAATAAAGTTAAAAGTATTTTTAGAAACGCAGTAAGATCTGGTTCTAAAGTTATTATTGTAACAGCTAGACCTAATTTTGATAATAAAGAATTATTCTTAGACACATTCAGAGCTCAAGGTATCCCTATTGATGATATCTATGTTGAGAGAGCAGGTAACTTAGGTAAAGGACCTGCAGCTGATAATAAAATTGTTATATTCAAAAAATATCTAGATACTGGTCTTTATAAAAGAATAAGATTATTTGATGATGCGATGTCTAATCTTAAAGCTCTTCTTAGTCTTAAAAAAGAGTACCCAGATGTAATCTTTGAGGCATATTTAGCTAGACATAATGGCACCATCAAAACCGTTAGATAAATCATCTTCTACATTTTGCATATTACCTTTCATACACATTAACGCAGCTGTATCAGGTCATTTAAGACCCTGCTGTAATACTAGAGCACACTTTCCATTTAAAGATAATGAGATTAGTCTTAATGATGCATTCCATAGTAAAGAGATGTATGAGTTAAGAAGACAGCTTAGTAATAATGAGAAACCTGATATGTGTAAAGTCTGTTGGGATAATGAACTTATAGGTATGAAGAGCCAAAGAATACTAAGTAATAAAAAGTTTAAAGATAAAGACGAACTTAAACTATCTTATCTAGATATGAAGTTCGACAATAAATGTAATCTTCAATGTAGAATGTGTAGTCCTTATTCCTCTAATCTTATATGGAAAACTGTAGAGCAATTTGATGAGCTTCCAAACCATCTATCTTACTTAGATATGGATAAGAAAACTTATGATGCAAATAACAATAGCGATAAAAGAAAACAATATGTCATAGATGCTCTTCCTAATCTTACTTATCTAAAAGTAACAGGAGGAGAACCATTCATATCAGAAGACTTTCTAAACGTGTTAGATATAGCTGTAACATCAGGTTATTCTAAAAATATAACCTTATCAATTACTACCAACGGAACTAAGTTTAACAAAAAGATAATAGAAATGTTTAGTCACTTTAAAGACATTCATATTAACATATCTATAGATGGTGTAGATGAAGTCTATAATTATATTAGATACCCTTATGACTATAAGTTATGGAAAGAAAGAGTTAATAATTTTATAGCTATGATGAATATGAAATATACTCTTCAATTTTCTACTGTAGTTACAGCTTATAATTATCTCAACTTATCTAAAATTAATGATGAGCTAATCAGTATCAATAGTAAATGTCATATAAGTTTTAACTATGATCTTAAACCTGAGTATTCAGAGATGCATGCTAAATATTTGCCTTATGATATATTATCTAAAGGTACATTAGAGTCTCAAAAACGTTTTGCAGAAGCTCATAAAGATACTACTACAAAACGTGATGAGTTACTAAAAACTACTATAGCTTTTGATAAGATAAGAAATCAGTCATTTGAGGATCTAGATCCTATCTTAGTAAGTTGGCTGAAGGGGTAGGACTCGAACCTACAAGCTAAAGCACACGAGAAACAATCGTGCGTGTTTACCAATTTCACCACCCTTCAATAACATTAACCTTTTTGAGTATCTAGAGCTGCTATCATTCTAGTCATTCCAATTCCTCCTCCTACTCTAGGAAAGAAATCAAATTTTAAGAATTCTTCTAACTCTGCTTCTACTCTTTCTTTACCAAATAATTCAAATAATAATTTAGAGTAAGCACCATCAGTAATTGTATGGAATGTATCTCTCATCATATCTACATCACAACTTCGTTCTGCTGATCCAATAGTTTCCATTCCGCCTAAGATAACGTCTATCTTTTTACTATGTACACCATCTTCATATCTACTCATATTCCAAAACGGAGAAGTCAATTCAGGAAAGTCTGTAATCATTGTACTTCCAAACTCTTTAAACATTTTAGTTTCTTCATCTGCTGTCATTTCATAATCAGTAGGAAGTCCAAAATGTCCTTGCCATTCAGCATAAGTCTTTTCTGTAATTCTACCAAAACCTAGATACTTACATAATTCATATTCCATTGTTTTTAAATCATTAATATCACCTGGCATCTCAAATTCAAACATTGGAAATATTATATCATGTCTGCCTGGTATTGCATTAGGTTCTTGTCTATAGGAAGTGGAGACACAAAAAAAGCCAGGAGATTCTGGCTTGGATAATAATTCATGTTCTAACCACATCTGGCCTGTTTGAGGCAGAGGCCATATATTGCCTGCGTAATTATATGTTGCTACATTGAATGGATCTTCGCATGCAGCTAAAATAGATAGTCTATTTTGCGTATGTACTTCTAAGAAGCCTTTGTCCAAAAAAAATGACCTTAAAAGGCCAGTCGTCTCGGTAAATTTCTGTGGGTTTATTAGCTGTGTCATTTTATTTTCCTTTATACAAACTTGTATATTTATACTCAATAGAGAAAAAAATTGATAAAAGATACTATAATAAATGAAATAATAACAAACAAAAAAAAGGAAATGTTATGTTAAATATGAAAAGTGCGCAATCATTATCTGATTCATTTTATAGAAGAAGTAATGTAAAGAACTCAATGATCAGAACTGTAGCTTCATCATCAGCTCCTGTTCTAACAGATGTATTAAATGAGAAGTTTAATATCTCTTCAGCTGGTTCAAGAATTACTGAAATCGAAAAAGAGACAGGTATTAAGTTTAATAGAACTTATGTTACTACTTCTGCTGGAAGAGGTAAACCTTCAGTTGCTTACTCACTATAATAATATAGTAGAAAGTAAAAAGGAGCGTCGATTATTCGGCGCTCTCTCTATGAGGTTATCATGAGATGGATTGCATTATTTTCTCAGACTGGATCTGAGATAGTTGGAATAAAGAAGAACTTAAGATCTCCTGATCTTTGTTTTACTAATAATCCTAATTTCAATAATAAACATATTATTGTCGAAGATGCTATATCTACTTCTGAAGTATACAATAGATTAAGATCATTGTCATCTCATGATACCATCATAACTTTAAACGGATGGTTAAGAATAGTACCTGCTGATATAGTTAAGAAGTTTGAGATTTATAATATTCATCCTGGTAATATTATTAAGTATCCTGAACTTAAAGGTATCCATCCTCAAGCTAAAGCTTTAAAGTTAGGATTAGAAGATACAGGAGTTGTTATTCATAGAGTAATAGAAGCTGTAGATGAAGGAGAAATTGTAGCATCTTGTGAATGTAAAATAAAAGATGATACAGAAGAGACTCTTTCTAACAAATTAAGAAATTTAAGTATAACATTATGGACAGAGTTTCTAAAGGAGAAGTTATGAGTATAAATAAAAAAAATGTAAGACCTAATCATTATAGTCAAGATCCTGACTCAATAGAGTGTATTGCTATTATTAAGCAGCTTTGTAAAGAGCATCAGAATGATGTTTATGTTGACTATAATAGATATCAGGCGTTTAAATACTTATGGAGAGCTGGTAAGAAAGGTGATGTAAAGACTGATCTTATTAAAGCTAGAACTTTTATTGATTTTGCTATAGATAGTTTTGATGATAGTTAATGTAATAGGACATGGTATAAGCGGTATTCTTACTGCTTATTTTCTTCACAAAGAAGGATATAAAGTCAAATTATATCATAACGATAGCAAACCCTCCGACAGAACCTCATATGCAAATGGAAGTCAGTTATCTGCTAGTAATGCAGAAGTATGGAATAGCTGGAGAAATGTATTCAAAGGCATATTTTGGATGTTCAAAACTGATGCTCCTTTACTCATAAAAAAATGGCCTATAAGCTGGTTCGCTAAATTTATATGGAATATAAAAGGAGCTGAACAAAGAACTGTTGATACAGTTAAAATGGCTCTTCAATCTCATAAGCTTCTTTATAGAATAGAAGAAGAAACTGGAATAAAATATGATAGAATGCAGAAAGGTATTCTTCATATCTATAGAGATTGGGCAGAGATGCATCATGCTGAATTAATTAATGAAGTATATTATAAAGCTGGTTTAAGAAGAAAATTTGTAAAGAATGGTAAAGTGAGAGAAATAGAACCTGCTCTTACTGCTGGTCCTGGACTTACTTATAAAAACTATGATAATAGAATATTAGGTGCATATCATACAAAGCAAGACTTTACAGGTGATATTAATAAGTTTATAGAAGAATTAAGACTATATCTAGAAAAAGATGGCGTAGCTTTTGTTAAGAAGAAAATAACAGATATTAATAAACTTAAAGATCCTACTATTATTTGTGCTGGTGTAGCTAGTGCTGCTCTATCTAAACAAGTAGGAGATAATTTACCTATCTATCCTGTTAAAGGATACTCAATAACATTATCTGAATTAAGTGGAGATATTCCTGAAGTATCTTTATTAGATGATCAATATAAAATTGTAACTGCTAGACTAGGAGATAGAGTTAGAGTAGCAGGTACAGCAGAATTCAATGGTTACGACAAATCAATAGATGAAAAAAGAATTGAACCTCTTATTAAATGGACTAAGAAGACTTTTCCTAAAATGAAATGGGGTAAAATGGAGAAGTGGGCTGGATTAAGACCTATGACTCCTTCAATGATGCCGATTGTAGAACAAAGTAAAAATAATAAAAATATATTCTATAATACTGGACATGGTCACTTAGGATGGACATTATCAGCTTTTACATCAAAGGAGATAGTAAAAATCCTTAAAGACTCAGTTTAGAATATAATATAGAAGGAGATTGCGATGATAGGAACTGAATTAGAAGTTCTTACTAATATTTTAGTTTTATGTAACCTAGCAGCTGAGCAGAGTTTATTAGCTCCTTCAATGTCATTTAACTGTGTAAAAGTTCAAACATACATCTTAGAAAATTATTTTGAAAATGATTATCAAAAATATGCTGAGTATGCTGCTTCTAAAATTTCTGAGCAAATGAATGAACTTAGAGATTTAAGGAGCAAATAATGTCTAATGTCTTCCATTTAGCTTTAGATGGAGGAGATCTTAAAAAGACTCTTCCTTTTTATACTGATGTATTGAAATGTAAATTAGGTCCATTTGAAGAAAGTAAATGGCAAGATATAGATTTCTGGGGCAATGAATTAACTTTACATGAATCACAACCTAGAAGATTTAAATCTCCTGAAAGAGGAATGCATGCAGTAGATATGGGAGCTGTTTGTGTTCCTCATTTTGGTATTCATCTTCCTTGGACTCAATATAATAATATTAAAATGCATATAAAATATAGTCAGTTTGAAATGTATGATAAACCTTACATTAGATTTGAAGGATTAGATACTCAACAAGAAACTTTCTTCATTGAAGATCCTAATTATAATATGTTAGAGATAAAAAGTATTCAAGGAAATCACTATAATAATAAAGACATTAATCAAGGAGATTTATTTGGGTGACGTAATAGACTTAAAGTCTAGGAAAGTATTACACAAAGAAAAGATTGAATCTAATGTTATTCCTATTGGACCTGGAACTGATTTATTTCTTCAAGATCTAGCATATGAGCATATGTATATTGTTTACTTTACAGCACCTAATGGTGCTCTCTCTATGGATAGGAATGACTCTAATTTAGATATTAGTATGGAAATGTGGACTGACAAATCTAACGGAAGTAAATTAGGTATAGCTCATGTTACTGCTCATAATGAGAAGCATGCTGCAGCTAGATTAATAGGTATGATTAATATACAGAGTATTGATAAGGTAGAACGTAAATGAAAAAGACAATAGCTATACACCCTGGGAGCACCCGCATGAAAGTCCTGAGATTCCTTAGTGATAAGTATGGTTGGAAGACAGGATTAGAATTAGGAACCAAGATAGGTGAGACTACTTTTAGTCTAATGAAGAATACAGAGCTAGAAATGACTTGTGTAGATGCTTGGGAAGTACAAGATGATAATCCTGAATATCATTGGCAATATAATGAGAAGCCGAAATACTCTGGAGGAAGTCAATTCATTCCTTGGGACCATAATGCTAATGAACAGAAATTCAGAGAAGGTGCTAAAGAGTGGGGAGATAGAATAAGAATTATTAAAGGACGATCTCTTAATGTAATAGATCAAATACCAGATAATTATTATGACTTCATCTTTCATGACTCTGATCATTCTTATCCTTTTGTAAAGAACGAGATACTGGCATATATGAGAAAGCTAAAACCAGGAGGAGTCATTTGTGGAGATGACTTAAACTGGGAACCTGTTCTTAAATCTATTGTAGATTTATGGGGAAGAGACTGGAAAGTATTAGGTAAAGGTGTATGGTATAAAAAGATATGACAGTAACTTATATGAAAGAAGGAGCTCCCAAGTCCTGGGATAAGACTATGAGATTTTATGAAATTACTTATCCATCTGGACAAAAGGTAGTATGGGAAAATTATACAGCAAGAGACTGTTTAACTAAGTATGAAGGGCACCAGCAGATGTATAACGGTGAACTTAAGATTAGAGAGATAACAGGTAAAGAATTACAAATGAAAAAGGTAATGAAAAAATGATAGCTAAATTAATAAGTTATAGTCAGTCAGCCATAGATCCAGAATTTAGTGATTGGGATTGTAAAGATCTTATAGCGTATGCAGCTAGAGTATCTAATCCTGATAACCAATTGAATAAAGAGACAGTCGATAAGCTGCTAGGATATCTTATTAAGCATAAGCATTGGTCTCCTTTCGAAATGGCTAGTGCTTGTATTGAGATTAATACAACAAGAGATATAGCTAGACAGATACTCAGACATAGAAGTTTTAGTTTCCAAGAGTTTAGTCAAAGATATGCTAATCCAGTAGAGGAGTTACAATTTGTTACCAGAGAAGCGCGAATGCAAGACACTAAGAATAGACAAAATAGTATCGAAGTTGATGACGAAGATCTCCAACTCCATTGGGAAAGAGAACAAAGACGAGTCTTATGGATGTGTAAGCAAGTATACCAACAAGCTATCAAAAAAGGAATAGCCAAAGAAGTAGCACGAGCTGTCTTACCAGAAGGATTGACTACATCTAGATTATACATGAACGGAACTATTAGATCTTGGATACATTTTATCGAGTTAAGATCAGCTAATGGAACTCAGAAAGAATGTCAAGATGTAGCTATCGCTTGTGCTCATGCTATCCATAAAATATTCCCTAAAGAATTATACAGCCATGACTGAAGCTGAAATGCTACAAGGTTTCGTTAAACAACTAGCCATATGCGAGTTCTATTCGCTTCACACTATCCTTCCGCAAGAATTACAGACTCAATGTTTAGAGGTCAGTAATTATATGAGAGTAGATTACTTTGATAGCAATTATAAGTTATTCGTAGAATGGTGGGATAAGACAATTGTACCCTTAGTAGAGCAGCTTCAAGCCGCTTATGAAAGGAATGAATCAATATGACAGATGCCGAAAGAAAAGAATGTTATAAGATGTTTTATATGGTTAAAGGTCATATAGGATGCACCGACTGGCAAGATAAAGACTTAGAGTCTATGAGAGATTCTTACTTTAAACGATTATGGTATAATGAAGAGGCTTACATATATGCGCAAGGATTCGAAGAAGCATACTCCAATTTACACAATTGACTTACATGGATATGGAGTACATTTCGCATGGATGCGACTCAAAGACCAACTCGATGTGGCTAAACAAAGAGAGTATAAAGACGTTAGAGTCATATATGGACATGGTCAGATGAAGCTAGAAATAGAGAAATGGCTAGAAGCATTACCAGTAAGACGAGTGAAGCTTTCAGACGATAAAGGAAGCCTAACGGCTAGATTGCTATGAAATGGAAAGAGTTCCAAGAGACAATAGACTTAGATCCAGCTGAAAGACTATGGGAATACGATGGTGATGGCGTTAGAATATACAAGTTAGAATGTGGATTCCAAGGTAAAACACCATGGGACGGTGGTTACGCTTATTGGTTATTAAGATACGGACATGACTGGATACCCGAAGAAGACGTAATATTCGAGAAGAATAAGAAGATATAAGATGGAAGATGTAGCTCTATTCATGTGGAGAAAGCAATTAGTTAAGTATATCTGTATTAATAATTACAGTCCAAAGCATGCTCTACACCATTTATTAAACGTTTCATAATCATTTTAATTACATTTAAAAACATTAAAATAAACATAGGTAGCTGTGTGTATACCGTACGTAGAATAGGGGAATATACGGTGTTATCCTCTTGTAATCTTGTTAGTGGTTAAGGGAGCGCATGCTGAGACCCTGGGCAAAACCACTGTAAACGCTGTGTAAGAACTGTCTCATACTAATATTATAGCGAAAAACCCGAAAAAAGTTGGGTTTAGAGCCCTTTTTTAGTTGCCTTTTGGTTAAAAAGTTCCGATAATAAAGATAATGAAAGGGAAGTTAAAATGAAAAATTTATTAGCAGTTATAGGTATTATTAGTTGTATCGCCATAGTGGGCCTCGTAGAGGATCCTTGTACTACAGAGGGTTTGCCGGTAGGTTGTATGGAAAAAAAGTAAAAAAAGTAGTTGCCTTCTGGTTAAAAAGAAGCCATAATAAAGTATAATAAGAAATAAGGAGAAATAAATTGTTATTAAAAGATCTTAAAGACATTCAAATTCTTAATCAGCATGATGTACTAGCTCAAGGTATTTACTGTTACGAAGAGCAGATTCCTGTAGAGGTTGAAGATGTTAATTATATGAATAAAGAAGGTGAAGGTGTATATTCAATATTGTCTGGTACTAGAGGCGAGTATGAGATCGAGAAGATCACTGACGAAAAGATGCTTAACTCAGATATAAATGACTACGTGATGACTGAGGAAGAGTATGAAGAATCATGCGAAAGAGGAGACGAATGCGCAACTGATTACTTTTATTATAAACAATTTTAAAATAACAGTTGCCTTTTGGCTAAAAATAGGTTATAATGAAGTATAAGAATTAGAAATAAGCATTAAGGAGAATAAAATGCAAAATGTAGAATTTAAATTAAACGATAAACTAGTTGTTGACGTAGAGATCGACAATATTGATATGGCGGATTATCCAGATTTCGTAGATGCTTATATCAGTGAAGCTAAGTTTAAGGATTCTAATAAGTTGTTGTCAGATAACGAATTAGCCGACCTTCAGGAGCAGAATCCTGATAGTTACTTCGAAGCTCTCAATGATGAGATGTTAAGTATTTGCGATAGACATTATAGTTAAGGAAAGGTATATTATGAAAAAAGTAAAAATCCCACAGGGAAATCCAACGACTGCTGACGAAGCCGTCAGACAATGTACTCCTCTAGTAAAGACTCTAGTTAAGAAGTGGATGCGAAACCATTATGGTGACTATGATGATCTTATGCAATCAGGTTATTGCGGAGTCATGCATGCTTATGGTAAATTTGACTTTAAGAAGAATGTTAAGTTCACTACGTATGCATACTTCTGGATTAGAGCGTATGTAAGACTATGCGCTCTGGGTAACTGGCATGTAATGAATCATAGTGCTAGATTAGATAAGGTAGAATGGATGGCCGAGAGTAATAACAATCCTAATGATATGTTTCGCTTCGCTAACTATATGAACGAGAGAAGGAAGATGGACTCAGACGAGCAGCAGCTTCTAGATTGGAGAGCAGAAGGTTATACGTATAGTGAGATACAAGAGATGACTGGTGCTTCTAACTTAGGTATGGTTAGAAAGAAGTGTATGGAGTTAGTAGATAGAATAGAGAAGGTAGAGTAAAGAGCCCCCGAAGGGGGCTCCACGGTGGATGCAGCCACGGGTGTCGTTAAATAAGCGCTGCATCCTCCTTGGGGTCTCTATATAGGGCAGGGTAGTGTTTCGCGCCCACACCGCGATCGACACCAGCGGCGGTAACAAGCAAGCGCAAAAAAGGTTCAAAACACGCAGTCTCGGAATTTTTTCCCGCGCAAAAAAAAGTGCAGAAAGTTGCAGAAAGTAGTTGCCTTATGGCGCAGAAGTTCATATAATAAAGTATAATAAGAAAACAATAGAAGGAAGTATATTATGAAAGTAGAATTTTTAACCGAACTATATCTAGGACGCATCTATAAGGATAAGTACATGACTGATCCATTCGTTATATGCACTGGTATGGGTTCTTCTGAGGACGCTTCAATAGAAGAAGCATTCAAGCATCTTAAGGATCATTATACTGATTTCGCTCCTAATCAGGTAGCTAAGATAGAGACTTATCAGGTACCTCAGTGGTACTCAGAGCAGGAGTTAGCGTAATGAAGATAGTAGGTGCGAATACAGTATTGGCTAGAGAGATGGATTTTCTTGGTCTTACGAAGAAAGAGTTGTTCATTATGATACAGCGTAATCCTTACGCATTCTCAAACAGAACGATAGAAGCATATAAAGTAGCAGTTCAGGAGGAAAAGGCTAATGGATAATAGAATAAAGATTAATATAGATGGTCCGCAAGGTAACGCGTATGCTCTTATGGGTATCGCTAAAGAGTTAGCAGAGGTAAGAGAGTTAGATGTTAAGCCTATTCTCGAAGAGATGACTTCAGCTGATTACAATAATCTGTTACTGACTTTCATTAACTACTTCGGTGACTTGTGCGAGATAGTGCGAGACGGTACTTATAGTGAATTCGCACAGGAGGGTCTCAATGATTAGAGCATTGTTCTGGGCCGGTTTAGGTTTTTCTGCTTATTATCTGTATAATAATCCTAATGACTTCGATGGTCTCGCTAACGCTGTGATAGGTACTATTCACTCGTTTGCTTCTTTTATAGCTGATCTTACAGCTAGTGGTATAGGTGAGGTCGATAAGTTGATCAAGCAATCTGCCATGTCCGCTCCAGCATAAATATAATCTGCAATGCTAAGGAATACCCGTGAGTAACTGTATATGGATTGATAATGGAATGTGCGTTTCCGCTTTTGGAAAAGCTGTATTCTGTTGTATGATTCATGATCAAGGTATGAGTGTTGCTGATGATCTTTCCACTTATAACGAACGAATGATGGCTGAACGGTCTAAACCTAAGACTGATGGTTGGTTAGATGCATGCGGTTCTTGTAAAAAGAAAGAAGATAGTGGTGCTACGTCTCGTCGTATGCGATATATTGATAAAGTCGATAAGTGGGGTCAAGCTAGAATCAAAAAAGGTAAGATACAGTTTCTAGATATATCGTTCGGTAATACCTGTAATCAAATGTGTAGTATGTGCTCTTCTGCATTCTCTTCTAAATGGTTAAAGAGAGATAAGAAGATGCTAGACACCGGAATCACATTCCGGGATAATAGTAAATCACAACACGGGTCATTACATGTTCCTGAAGCGTGGCATCTTAGTCGAGAGAAGCTAGACGAGATATTATCAATGGTGGACGAGGACACTATTCAATGTGATATTAAAGGTGGTGAACCTCTCTATGATAAGATGTTTGAATACTTCTGTAAAGGTTTGATAGAAAGATCTCCTAGAATAAGAATATCGGTATCTACTAACTTGACCAAACTGTCGGACGAGCGTTTGGAGTTTATTAAGACTATGCCTGAAGCGCAATTTGGTTTATCTATAGACGGTATCGGTAAGACTTACGAGTTTGTTAGAGGGTGGCACGATTGGAATATAGTAGACAGGAATACAAGACGATTAGCACAAGCTATTGACGGTGTAAGACAGAAGATTAGTATAAACTTTACTCTAATGAGATATAATATGGATCAGTTACCGGCTGTTTATGATTACTTAGAAGATGTAGCTAAAGAATCAGGTCACAGACTAAATTTATACTTAGGTCAGATAGCTACTAGTCCTAGATCTATGAGTCCAGCTGCAGCTGATCCTAAGATGGTACTAGTAGCATTAGAAGGTATCGACTATGTTAGAAACAAGAAGTCAAAACATGTTAGTCATGCATTATTAGATTCATTAGAAAATTATTGTTATTCAATCTTAGATAACAGACCTCAAATACCTCAAAACCTAATTGACAATGCTCATAAGATTATGGTTGAAGAGAGAGGCTTTGAGCTGTAAACTTCATAAAACTTTCATATAACTTTAAAATATCTCATTATAACTATATCATATACAAGTCTATTAATTGGTATATTAATATAATATTAAATTTCATGGAGAAATAAATGGTTAAGACTCTCTTATTAGCGCTTTCAGCAGTGTTAGTATCTAATATCTCTTTTGCTAGAGAAAACGTAAGTATTGCAGGATCATCTACAGTACTTCCATTTGCTACAGTTATAGCAGAACAAGTTGGTAAGTATCCAAGTATGAAGACACCAGTTGTTGAATCTGGTGGTTCATCAGTTGGTAAAAAAGGTGTTTGTGACGGTACAGGATTAAACTATATTGATATAGGAAATGCATCGTCAAGAATGAAAGCTAAAGAATTAGCTTATTGTGATAAGAATAATGTCAAAGTAACTGAAATTAAAGTAGGTTATGATGGTATTGTTGTAGCTAGTAGCAAAAAAGGTGTTCAACTTAAAATTAGTAAGTATGATTTAGGTAAAGCATTAACTGCTAAGGTACCTGTAAACGGAAAGATGGTTGATAATCCATATAAAAACTGGAATGAAGTTAATCCAGATCTACCTAATATACCTATAAGAGTTATGGGACCACCAACAACATCAGGTACTAGAGCATCATTTGTAGAGATGGTTAATCAAAAAGGTTATTGTAATAAGAGTAAAGAAGTAAAAGCTATTGGTTATAAGTCTAAAAAATGTAGAGCTATGAGAACTGACGGTGCATTTATCGAAGCGGGAGAGCAAGATAATCTTATAGTACAAAAATTACAGCAAGATGAAAAAACTTATGGAATTTTTGGTTTTAGTTACTTAGATCAAAATAGTGATAAACTAAACGGTGCAATTATTGACGGAAGTGAACCTACTTTTGAAAATATAGCAGAAGGTAAATATAGTGTATCTAGAGCATTATATTTTTATGTCAAGCATAGTCATATAGACGTTGTCAATGGTGTTAAGGAATATATGACTGAATGGACTAAACATTGGGGTGAAGATGGTCTATTAGCAGACTATGGTATGATTCCAATGCCTAAAGAAGAAAGAGCAAAATACTCTGCAGCAATGAAAGAACTCCCAGTTCTTACTGCAGATATGCTTAAAAAATAATTATAAAATAATAAAAAAAACTTAAAAAAAAGGGCTTTCGAGCCCTTTTTTAGTTGATTTTTGTCTCATTTGTTCGTATAATAAGAGTATAATAAAGAACAAGGAGTTTTTAATGAGACGTTTTATTTTTGCATTTGCTTTCTTCTATATACTGTTTAAAGTTACTGGTGTAGGTGCTGTCACTTTTACTGAATATTTTCATACTAACGAAAGTAATAATTTAATTCAAAATAGAGGTTCTGATATCGAATTAGATAACAGTTCAACTAATTTTATAAAAAGAGTAGTAGGTTATGACTGGCAAAAAGATCATGATAAGAATAGTAATAGTTTAACTGTTAACTTTAGAAAAATTTCTGATCCTATTACTTATCTTAATAGTGGTATATGGAATGCTACTCGTACTAAGAACGAAGATCATATTAATAACGGTAAGAAGTTATTAGTAGAGATTGCTAAAGCTAATACTTTATACGATACTATTAGTCCTAAAAAAGCTAGTAGTATGGGTAGATGTTATGCTAACGGAGTTAAGTCTAGTTGTCATATTCATGCATCTCAAGAAGCTATGGTATTCGCTTCTCATTATATTATATCTGCTATTAATATTAAGAAGTATATTACTGCTGACGAAAAAGTAATTATTGATGGTTATATTAATAACATGTATACTAAGTTTATTAAGCCTTTAGCAGAACAAGATGTTAGTAGAGGTATCTATCAAATGGCTAATGGTGGTATAGGTAGATTAGCTTATGCTCATTGGACTAATGATATACAGTTAGCTAAAGATGAGTTTAAGAAAAGATTTGCTCAATTCGATAAACTTACTCTTAAAGATGGTTACTATAATAATAATTCTTTTAGAGGTGTAAGAGCTTTATGGTATCATAGTATGGGTCTTAATAATGTATTAGGTTATATTGCTATAGCTAAAGCTTGGAACGTAGATGTACCTAAGACAGTTATAGATAAAGCTAAATTATCTGCTAAAGTTAATAACTTAGGTATAGATAACTATAAAGGTTTTAAATCTAGAAGTAAGCCTTTCAATATTTCAAATAAGAATAGTAGCTTCAAAGCTAAGCATGCTAGAAAGCATTCGCATCAATTTGCAACTGGTTTAGATATACTAATGAAAAAGATTGGTGTTGAGATGACTTATGACCCTATATGGAATAGAAAAAAAGGTTATTCACACATAGATCGTCAATTAGGTTTTCATCCGAAAACTCTATAATTACTTAAGGGTTAGACGCCTAGTTTATTAGGTGTCTTTCCTTCAATTTCTTTTTGCATTTCTAACATCTCGTCTTTAGTAAGACAATATAGTGAATGAGGTTGATTCTGGAATTTATACTCTTTAGCAGCTTTATAACCTATTGAGTAGTTATTTTTTCGAACAAAGTCTAAGCACTCGTATTGCACTTCAAAGGTAGGTTTCGTATAAATGTAAAACTGAACCTCGCCGGCGATTGTTAGAACTTGCATCATTACTACAATGAAATAAGTCATAACGTAATATTTAATAAACTACGTTATGACTATGAGTAATGTCAGCTATCTACTTACGCAATAGCTCAACTTCCATCTTCAGAAAGTTATCGAACAATCGAAACTTCCGCCTCTTCATATTATACATTTTGAGTCTAAATGAATCAACAGGTAATAGCCATGGAGAGTGAGAAGCTCTAACTGCTAACTCTTCAATGTAATCTACTGCTTCATCTAGTGATTGGAATTGTTCGTGACACTTATAGTCATCGAATATAGGTTCTTTAGTTACGAGTGTATATCGCATATTTTCTCCTTTGTTAGTTGTTTTACAATCGAGGAACTACCTCTATAGACTATTTATTAGGAGAAATTAGTTATTTAAAGATCTTATCTACTATTTTTTTACCAACATAAAGTATAACTGCTATACCAATTAACACACTTGCTTCTGTATAAAGATTACCTGTATCTTCAATCTCTATACCTTTTGTTGGGCTAACTACTATTCTGCAGTTTTCACATTCGTTCATGACGGCGGTGGAGGAGGTGCTAATCCTTCAAACATTTTTTCAGGTGGTTTACCTGCAGGTGGAGGAGGCGGAGGTGTAAGACCTGCCATACCCGGAGGAGGTGGTGGTGGAGTAAGATTGTTAGATGGTGGAGCCATTACCTTAGGAGGAATCTGGTACTGAGGATGTCTTTCTCTACATTCTATTTCCCAGTTTTGTCTTATCATTTCATCATTAGGAACAAATACATTACCATTATTGTCTTGTACGATCATAGGTGCAATACCTACATTATGACCTTCTATTTGCATCTGAACATCTGCATTAGGATTTTGTCTAAAGTACTTAGCTGCGTTTAATCTAATTTTAAGAACATCTTCAGGATGAATCCGATCCTTCATAACAACGTTTTCTTGACCTGAGATCTGGCGCTCAAAACAGGCCCGAGTATCGTCAGGATTTTCTTCAATAAAAAGCTTTTGCTCTTCAGGAGTCGGATTCTTTATATCTATTAAATCGCGGTCTTCGGTAACATGAGCAATAAGATTATCCCAGCTAATCTGATGCCAGTTAGGAGCTGCTATAAGTCTTTCAGGAGATTTACCATCTAAAGGATTGACATGATAAAAATGAGTATTAGGATATGTTTTTAGCATCCATTGAAATCTTCTTTGCCAGTTTCTATAAGTTGGTGCTATACCCTTTTTACCTTCTTCTACTTTTTGATAATGTTTCTCATTAACATATAAATTATTAAGTTCACCATTTGCTTCTGCACCTTTAGAACCTAAACCAAAGAAATCCATTCCTATAAGAAACACTTTAGGAGCTTCATATAGATCAACTGCAACATGAGTAGCCATTGCACCTGCAGCAAACTTTTCTGGTGTAGTGCATTTTTTAGCTCCAGTTCCAGGTTTAGGATACCAGGTATAGAACCAGTTTCTTCTAGCATAATCTGCATGTAATTTGAATATTGATTTAGTTAAAGGCTCATCAGAACTAATTAAGATATGCGGTCTAAATTCTTTTTTAAAGAACCAATTACAACCATATAATAGACCGTAGTCCATTAGTTGTTTAATATCTTTATCTTTACGGGTTGTTCCGTTACCTATAATAAAGGCATATTCATTTTTAGGAAGTTGGGGTTTTGAACCCGCGGTTTTCTTGATTGTGATTTTTCGCATAAGGGGTACATACTCTTAACATAATTTTTTCTATTTCAGTTTTGTTTAGAGATCTAAACTGACTGTTTTGCTTTATGTATTTAATGATAGCTTCTACATTAGGAGCTTGGTTAATGTATATTGACTGTTCAATTAAATCGTATAGTGTTTGATAAGTTGATTTAGTCTTTATTCCCATTTTCTTTTCTCCTCAATTGCAAATGTTGCTGCGTCTATATAGTCTTTATCTTCGTCATTAAGTACTGACCAAAATTTTCTAACTGATACTATTATTCGTTTTACTTTTAATGGATCTGAAAGATGTTCATTACCTTCCATACAATTCTGCAAATCATCCATTCTCTTTGTAATCTTATCTCTTACCATTATAATCCAAGTATTTTAGATACCTGCCTCACATCTGAAGAAAGAGGTTTGCCACTTCTAATATGATCAATTACCATATCGAAATAATGCGACGCATCTTTCTCATCATTAAGTTCTAGTTGACTACTTGCTTCTTTTAAAAAGGAAACAAGTCCCATGCTGTTTAGATTAGCGGGTTCCTTAGCAACCATTTTACCTTTTCTTTGATACATTTATTTTCTCCTTCAATTATATTATAGTTAATTATAGTAATTTTTTCGTACTGATTCTAACTTTATCATAGTTTTATTATCAATATTAATTTTTTTACGTCTAAAGAAGTCATACCATTGAACTGTATCTTTGAACTTATCGATATAGAAGAGTTTAACTAATATCTCATCTCTCATACCTTTACGATTAACTATAGTTTCATAATTAAACATTACATTAGCTGTATCTATAAATTTCTGATGAGATAGTCTTGAATATAGATCTGGGTGTTTGAATCTCGTATAGTTAGTAAAAGAACCGGAATAGCCACAATTATGACAATAACATAGTAATTCACTTTCGACTTTATTTACATAGAATCTTGCTCTGTGAGATTTAGCTTTACTATCTCCACATATATCACAAGACCAGTTCCACATATACTGAGTCTTTCTTCTATAATTACGAACTCTATTTTCAAGTTCACAAACAATTTGCATTTGATTCGCTATCATATAATAGTTATAATAGGAAATATAAATAAGTTATGAAATTTTTAGTCTTTATCACAGCATTAGCTATATCACTTATAGCTGCATATTATTCAATAGTCGGGCTAGCTGCTATATTCGCTGCTAGTGTGATACCTGTTATAGTAATGGGTTCTGCTTTAGAAGTAGGTAAACTTGTATCAGTAGCTTACTTACACCAAAAATGGGATCAAGTTCCATTCCTTCTTAAAGGTTATTTTATATCAGCTATCGCTCTTCTGATGTTTATTACGTCAATGGGTATTTTCGGCTTTCTCTCAAAGGCTCACATAGAGCAAACAGTAACATCTGGTGATAATACTGTTAAGATTGAAAGAATAGAAAATAACATTAAAAGAGAAAATAGAATTATTAAAGATGCTGAAACAGTATTGACTCAATTAGATAAAGCAGTTGCAGTTCTTATAGAATTTGATAGAATAAGAGGTGACACTGGAGCCATCGCTACTAGAGAAAAACAAAAGCCAGAAAGACAAGAACTGTCTAATGTTATTAGAGGTGCAGAAGGTAAGATTGACGAATACTTAGATGAGAAATTAATTTTAGAAAAAGAACAAATAGCTATTGAAGCAGAGGTTGGTCCTATCAAATACATTGCTGAATTTGTATATGGTAATAAAGCTGACAAAACTATGCTCGAAGAAGCAGTAAGATGGGTCATTATAGTACTAGTTATAGTATTTGATCCGCTAGCAGTAGCGTTATTAGTTGCTTGGTCTCACTTAGTAATAATAGATAGACCTAAGCAAACTATAAGTAAGTCTGCTCACGTTAAAAAGAAGAAGGTAATGTTTGAAGTACCTGATGATGCTAAAGTTAAAGTAAATGACAAGAAAGAAAAGTCAATTATTATTGCTGGTCATGAGTATACTGAAAAACAAATATCAGGTATACTAGCTTCTAACTTTGATGACCTACCTGATGATCAAAAAACTGTATTCAATAAATTTGTTAAAAAGAATGCCGGTGCAAAATCAAGCCCAGGTTAATAAATAAACTAGCAGTTATATAATCCCCTTACATTGCGTCTGCCTTATATTATAGGTGAACTATGGTACATAAACATGGTGCTTTTATCTTGGACTTAAACAGTTCAAGTAAAGCAAAGCTGTATGAAAATAACAAACTCATGTTTTTGGGTGATGGTTATAGAGCGATAACAATGTTTATTAGAGCGACAGGAAACAATCCTGACGTTAAATCTCTCTTTGAATCTCAATTAAAGATGAGAGAGAAACCTAAGTTTAGCAGAGAAGACGATATTGAAACTTTGAGACTTAAAGCTGTAGCAGAATTAGAAGAAAAGAAAAAAAAGGTAAAAAGGTGATGATTAAAATCTTATGTGTGATGCTACTATTAGTGACTACAGCTCATGCAGGAGGTAAGAATTATGAACCTAAAGACCCAAAATATGGAACGTCGAAACAGTATACTAAAAGACAAAAGACTAATAGAGGTCAAGGAGACAATAAAGAATATACTACATGTAGATTATGGAAAAGAATAAAATCACGTACAACAGGAATGCAAGCGTGTGTCTATCGCGGTGGTAATAAAACATTTGAATTAATGTATGAGAAAAATTGTCCTTCTCAATTTAAATGTGTATATAATCCGTGGAGTAAAGAACCAAGCATTGATGATATAGTTGATAGTTTGAACTCCATAAAAAAGTAGGTAACAATGGAATTAGTTTTTGCGTTGATAACGTATCTAGGTATACAAAAATTAGATACAAGTTACTTTAGAAGTATAGATGATTGTTTATATTTTGCGGTAAGAATTAATAAGAATGTTGGTGTACCAAACAGAGTAGATAATGACGGAGGCGCTAAAGAGCGCTATTACAAAGCGGTTTGTGAACCTAGTAAAGTTAATAGTAAAACGGTGAAAGTTTATGATTGATCCAATTAGTGCTATAGCGATGGCTACAACTGCTTTCAATACCATTAAAAAAGGTTTTGAAGTCGGTAGAGATATAGAGAGTATGTATGGTGATGTTGGTAGATGGATGGGTGCAGTCTCAGACATTGACCAAGCTGAAAAAATGAATAAGAAACCGCCACTGTTCAAAAAGATATTTGCTGGTTCTTCTATTGAAGAAGAAGCAATGAATATATTTGCAGCTAAAAAGAAAGCTGAAGCAATGGAGCAAGAACTACGACAGTATGTTAATATGGTTCATGGTCCTGGTAGTTGGAATGAGATTCTACAACTACAAGCTAATATAAGGAAAGACAGAAAAGCTCAAATATATGCTCAAGAAGAACGTCGTAGAGAAATACTTAATGCTATAGGTATTATTGTTTTAGTTATTGCAATAGGTGGATTATGTGTAGGTGGGTTTATGATGGCTGTTGATATATTAGGACATCCATCATCTTGGTAAACGAGGAGCGTTAGCTCCTCGTTATGGTAGTTACTTATCTTCAGCAAGTTGCTTAAAGTAATCTTCTAAGTTATCATCATCAGCAGATGATGCAGACTCAGTTTTTACTGCAGTATCTGACGCAAAAACATCATTCCATTCACCGCTACTTTTAGATGACTCAGCAGTTACAGGACTAGTACTAGCTACTTCTTGAACAGGTTGTTCAGTAGAAGTATTAGTTACTTCTTTTAACCTTGCAGCTAACTCTTCATAAGTTTTAAATTGCTCAGGCGCAATTAACTCATGAACGTCATGTTGAGCTTCGAATACAGACTTAAGTTTATTATCATCATCTGATAAAGGAGCACCTTTTTCAAATTCAGATGAATCATAGTTCCAGTAACCTGCAACCATTTTAATCTTAATACGAAAGTTAGCACCTTCAATTAAGTCAAAAGGATTAATAGGTTGCTCATCTGCAAACTCAGGTTGCATTACACCCATAATCTTATCAAAGATCTTCTGACCAAATCTAAAGATCTTTACTGAACCCTCAGCTTGAGGATTATTAGGATCTTTAAGTACAAGAGCATTAGCATAGTATGAAGTTCTACGCTTTTGCTTTCTAGCAACTTCTTTATTAGATTCAATACCAGAATTCCATAGTACAGAATTATGCTCACTTACAGGATCTTTTTGACCAATAGTAGTTAGAGAGTTCTCAATATACCATTTACCAGTAGGACCTTGAAAGCCGTGATCATACATTCTTACCCAAGGAGTCTTACTTGAGTCTTTACCTGGAAGCAATCTAATAACTGCATAACCAGTACCATCTTGACCCATTTTAGGTTTCCAGATACGGTCGTCAGTTCTATTGTCTTGATTGCCTTGAAGGTCTTGTTTAAGGTTAGTCGTAAGTTTTTCAAAAGCAGACTTACGGTTCTGCATATAGTCTTCAAACGTCATATTCTTCTCCAGTTTCTCTGTTTCACGTTTTGTATCTCTTGAAAGTTTCAAGAGCCATATCATTATAATACTCAATATTTAAGAATTTTTTCACAAAAGGTGAATAATTTTTTACCTTAGTAATATGCTGCGGCCACAACATAGGTACTTTAATTAACTTTTCGTGATTATCAATAAATGAGTAAAACATGTCTATTAATATTATAGTCTCTAAACTGATTTTTTTCTTTATAGCTAAATCATGTATTAAAGGTATTTGAAAATCATCTTTAACAGCTACTAATTCAGGAGGTGAATATTGACTAGCTAAAAATTCCATTTCTTCTTGAAAAGTTTTAGGGAAGTTTTTTAACTTTGCTTTATAAAGTTCATAATCAGATTTACCCATATCTCTTATCCAACAATTTGGCTTATCAATAAAGTGAGCTACAAAGAACACCATCCATTCTTTTTGTGGTACTATCTTACCTAACTTTTCAAACGAAAAATAATCACTTCGTTTATTGTATGCATCTACACTAGCATTAACTTTACCTTGATATTTGAAATAATCATAGTTAGAGCTAAAATGTCTCTGTAAAGCCAAATACATTTGATAAGCTTGATAACCTGTTCGCGTCACACTAGTGTTCTTTTTTTATACTTTAGTTGATTTGAATTTAAAGCATCTCTTTCAATTTTTTCTTTAATGCTTTTGTTGAGTAGTCTCTTACAGTCTCTAGGATCAATATCATATTGATCACATACTTCTAGAGTAGCATCAATATAAGACAGTTTACTATCTTTAACCATTTCTTCGATAAGTACTGGAAATGATTTGCTATTCATTCCAAAATCTGAGTCTTTAATTTTCTTCAAAACCCTTCTCCCTTATTCTTCCTAGAGTTATATCACATAAACCAGCTAACCATTGATCAACTGAAGTTAAGTTCCTATCTCTATAATAGTCTCTAGTCATAGTTAGGATCTTTATTTTATCCTGAATACCTAATTCTGATTTTGTTTCGAAATTAGCAATATCTGTTGCTACTTTTTCAATATCAGAAGGGCTAATTAATGCTTCCATAATATTCCTCTATTCTTTCTTTTAACATGTTAGTATAATGAATAATATCTTTTTTAGTTAGTGTAAAGTTTTGAATAGAACCATCCTGTACTGATATTAAAATACTTATTTGTTCTGGCATTTCTTGAGTAATTTCTCTATATGCAATTAAGTAAAAACAACCTTGCATAAAATAATCTTCTATCCACTCAGTCTTTTTAGGTTTAGTAGAAGTTTTAAAATCTATAACTGTAAGCTTACCATCTAATTCAGCAATACAATCGACAGTACCAGCTACTTTTAGTATATGAGAAAATAAAGGAGTTTCTAAACACCTAACATTATCAATATGATCTAACTGTGGACGTATGCTCCTAAAGAGTAACTCACCAGTAGTGTCAGCAGAAAGATCCAAAACCTCATTTGACAAGTAAGATTCACAAAGCTTATGCATCGACGTGCCACGTCTTGTAGCAGATATTGTAACTCTATTCGCGTGTTCCTCACCAACCCTTTTACGCCAGCGTAAAAGTGGACCTTTGTCTTTAGTTTTAGATAAGACAGTTGTAATGGAAGGATACGCACTCTCTCCATTAACTTCATATAATCTTCCTTCTTCACTATTTACTTGCTTAATCTTTGGAATATCTTTCCAAAGATGATTGAATTTTTTTGACGTCATCATTAGTTACTGTAGTACTTTTAAGTTCAAACATTGCATCTAAAAGTACATTCTCCATAATAGTTTTAAGTCCTCGCGCTCCAGTTTTTTGATCTTTAGCCAACTTAGCTATCGCTTCCAATCCTTCTTGAGTAAACTCTAGCTTTGCATCGGACTTTGCAAATAACTTTGTATATTGGTCTACTGGATTGTTCTTTACTTTAGTAAGAATATAAATTAAATCTTGAATAGTTAATTCATCTAAAGATGCAGTCAAAGGTATTCTACCTATTAATTCAGGAATAAAACCATATTCTTCTATATCTTGAGGACTACAATATTTTAATAAAGTAGAATTGTATTCATGCTCTTTTATATCAGCATTTACACCAATATTAGTAGTAGGTGCTACTTTTAATCTCTTGCCTATATTTTCTTCAAGACCTACAAATGCGCCGCCTACAATAAAGAATATATTAGTAGTATCAATTTGTATCTTCATTCTAGTTAGACCAGTGTTGCGTTCTACTTCAACCATAGTACCTTCCATAAGCTTAAGTAATGCTTGCTGTACACCTTCGCCGCCTACATCTCTTTGCTTACCACCGTTCCATCTTCTAGCTATCTTATCAAACTCATCTATAAAAATAATACCAGTTCCTGCTGCTTCAAACGCACCGTTAGCTGCAGCTATTAATCCATCTACTAAAGTTTCGACGTCTTTACCTACATAACCTGCTGCAGTTAAACTATTAGCATCAGCAATGTGATAAGGTACTTTCATGAACTCAGCTAATCTTTTTACAAGATAAGTTTTACCAGTACCAGTAGGACCTATAAGCATAACGTTAGTTTTATCTAACCTATCTTGAAACTTAGTATCTCTGTATATTAATAATCTTTTATAATGATTATGAGCTGCTACTGAAAGAACTTTTTTAGCTCTATCCTGACCCACTACATACTCGTTTAGATAATCGTATATCTCTTTAGGGGTAGGTAAAGTAAAATCTATAATTGCTGCTGATTCGTCGGCTAGCTCAACCTTTTCTCTAAGACCTTCTAACATATTAGTTAGAAACTCATTATCTTTCTTAATTAACATACTCATATTAAGTGATCTACGCCTTTTGCTCTAGGATGCTTTTTCTTCATCTCTTTTAATCTATCTTTAAAACCACCTGGTAACTTACCACCTTCAGTAGTTACACCACTGATAAATTTTGCTGTAGTAAGTAATTTTTGTATTTGTGGGTTCTCTTCAAGATATTTTTCACAATCTGTAAACGTAGTAAAAAATTCTGTAAACTCTTTATCAGTTTCTTTATTTCTAAAATTATATGTTGGCATTAATCCTGCTCTTTATCTGATAGAATCTTTCTACATAACTCATCATAGAAAGTCTTAAATTCCATCTGGTGTTTAAATAGCATAGGTTTACTGTCTATAAGATTAGATAGTTTATTCCATGCTTTTTGTGCTGCTCCTAGAGCTGCTTTAGAATACATGTATTGCTCCATAATAACTATCTCCTATTCGATTAAATAAGTTATAATATTTATAGGATTGAAATGGCCGAAAAACGTATAACATTGCAGCAAACCCGTCGAAGTAATCGTATTGATGAGGCTCAAAAACCTCTAGATAAAAATATTATAGTCGATAAGTATAAAAATTTAGCTAGAAAAGCAAATATTTCTAGAGGAACAAAAGAATCTATTGATTGGTTTAGAAATAGATTAAGAAAAGATAGTAGGAATAAAGGGTTTGATAGAGTATCAAATGGGTTTAAGACTGTTGAAAGACCAAGAATAGGTAGTATGGTCATGTATCAATATGACCCTAAATGGAAAAAAAGATTACCATATTATGATACTCAACCTTTAATTATATTATTAGAAAGAACTAGAGATGGGTGGTATGGAATTAACATGCATTATTTACCTCCAAAAATAAGAGCAGATATATTAATTGAAGTTGGTTGGACAAGAAGAGTAGCATTAGATAAAATTGCTAGAAAATTACAACAGAGTCAATATTTACAACATGCATGTAAAAGATATTTGAGTAGTCAAATGGTTAGCCAAATGTCAGTTATACCTAGACAAGAATGGGAAATTGTAATACAGTTACCTTTCGAAGCTTTTGAAAAGTCGACGGTACAACAGGTTTGGAGAAAGGCACGTACATGAGCTTACAATTAATGAAAACGTCTATTTTTAACGACACGGGAGTAGCAAGAGGTAATAAATTTATAGCAAATGTATATTTACCTAACGCAAAAACTAGTCAAGGAAGAGGGCTTATTGGAGCTTTATTTGGTGGTAGGAGTTCTACTTTAAACATTCCTGGTATTTTTACTGGTACACCAGGACTTAATATTGATGTTGCACAGCCTATTAGAAATCTTATATCGAATCAATCAGTAGCTAAATTTGCAAATAAATTAGGAAGACCTATTTCAGGATTTATATTTCAAAATCTTATAGGTAGAGGAGAACAATTATCTTTATTTTGTATGGGTGCAGAGATTCCATCTAGAGACGTTGAAGCTTTTGAGCATAAACATTATGGAGAAAGAAGACAGATTGGTTTTAATCATGTACATCCTCAATTAACATTACAATATTATTGTGCTGAAGATTTAAGAGAGAGAAGATTTTTTGAAGAATGGCAAAATATGGTATTTGATCCTGAAACTAAAGGTGTTGGTTATTACAAAGAATATACAGGAAGAGTAGAAGTACAACAATGGGATTATGGATTAACTAAAAAAATGGCTGAATATAGATTTGAAGAAGCTTATGTTACTAATATCGGAAACCTTACTTACGACTATAACAATAGTGACGTTCAAAGAATATCAATTAGTTTTAATTTTAGAAAATATACAAGGACTTTATAATGAGAGTTACACCAGTAACAGCGACAACTAACTACAGAGACAGAAAGAAAAGACATGGACAATATTGGAAATATAAGCTCAATGAGTCTAGAGATTACTGCTTTTATACTACCATGGATAGGTATTATCACATCAGTGATAATAGCGATATGGCTAAAAGACTTCGCTACGAACGCTGCCAAAGGTTGGGCGTTCAAAAGTAATCAATCGTTCAATGAGGGCGATCATATAATTCTAGATGGTAAAGATGCTATAATTGTTAAGATAGGTTTATCACAAACTGTATTCGGTGTATATACTGAAAAGGGTTATACCTGGAGATATATTGCGAATGACAGATTAGCTACTCAAAAAATAGAAAAGATTATTAATAAAGACTTACACCTAGATAGTGATGCAACTAAAGGTAAAAGAATAAAAGAATTAATTGCAGCTTCTCAAGCATCTCAAGATGCTGTTATTCAATCTAATGCAGAAAAGATTAGAGAGAATCAAGAGAAAATTGATAAGGCGTTTAAAGATGGAAATTAATTATAAGAGAACTCCTGTAGATATACATAGATCTCCATATGTTGATCAAATATGGATTACAGGAATGTCTTATTCAGAATATAAAAAGTTTTTAACTGTTATTAAGTTAGATAAAGAAACTATTGCTGATTATATCTTAGAAATAGTAGGTAATAATAG